ATTCGTTTCACCTGGAGTATACACTTCAGAACGTGATTTATCATTTGTAGCACAAAGCGTAGGTGTTACTACATTAGGTATTGTGGGAGAAACATTAAAAGGTCCCGCTTTCGAACCTATATTCATAACAAATTTTGATGAGTTCCAAGCAGTGTTTGGAGGAACATTACCTGAAAAATTTGTTAACACTCAAATTCCAAAATACGAAGCGGCTTATATCGCTAAATCTTATTTACAACAATCAAATCAGTTGTTTGTAACAAGAGTGTTAGGTTTGTCGGGTTATGATGCGGGTCCGTCTTGGTCAATTATTTCAGTTGCTAACGTAAATGGAGTTACTGTTGAACAAGATAGTACTGTATCTCCTGTTACTGTTACATTTACAGGAAGTACAGGTACAACTGCAGTATCATTTGGTTCGTTCTCTTCAGCAATATTTAATAATGACTTAAATGACGCTCAAACATTATCGGGTGGTTCTACAACTACAATTCAATCACAGATTAACACTTTTGTTAAATCAGTAATGAGTAGTCAATCAACAAGTGGAACTTCAGCTTATGTGTTTGGTACTTTGGATGATACAACATATAATACCTTAACAGGTGCTGGATATACAGGTTTAACTAACGTATGGAATGTACCATCAATGAAAGATGCTAATACTTCATATTCAAGTAGAAACAATGATTTTTGGTATTATTCACAGTTTGACCCAACAACAGGTAATAACTACAGTGGTTATTCATTCAGTGTTGCGGTTGGTTCGTTATCGGGTAGTGCTTTTGGTACTGTAGGACAATTTTCAGGTTCAGTTACAATATCCGCAAGTACACAAGTTGGTACCGCATTTACAGATTGGAATAATGTTGTTTTAGCAACTTTACGTTCAAGAGGTATTTCACCTTATAGTGACTCAACAAATCCTGATTATCAAGTTACAGGTTCAACAGATGTAATTATTGATTTGTCAGGTGTTTATTCAGGAACAACAAAAACACCTTATGGGGCATTTGCAATTTCAGGTATAACATATGAAGGTGAAACATTTAACTTTAAAACATCACTTGATGAGACAGATACAAATTATGTTTCAAAAGTATTTGGATTATCTAACTTCGGAAAAAATAGAACTGATGTTCCTTTATTTGTTGAAGAAGAATATAGTAGTATGTTAAACTATGGATACAAAATGGGTTATGTTAGAGGTATTGGTAGTTCTTTAGTTGATTTACCATCGGCTCAAGATGACAATTCAACAAACACATCAATTGGTTGGTATTTAGAACAATATCAAACACCTGAAACACCATATCTTGTTTCCGAATTACGTGGTAACACAGTTTACGACTTATTTAAATTTATATCAATTTCTGACGGTAACGCAGCAAACGCTGAAATAAAAATTTCAATTTTGAATGTTTCTTTTAATAACGGAACTTTTGATGTTGGAATTAGAAGTTTTGATGATACAGACCAAAATCCTGTTTTCTTAGAAAAGTTTACAAATTGTTCTATGAACCCAGCTAACAATAGTTTCATTGGTGTTAAAATAGGAACTAGTGATGGTGAATATCAGGTTCGTTCTAAATATGTAATGTTAGAATTAAATCCTGAAGCACCTGTAGACGCATTACCTTGTGGATTTAGAGGTTACCCATTAAGAACATATAGCGGTGTAAATTCACCATTCCCAATATATAAAACACAATATGAAACTACAGGAGAACCAACATTCTATCCACCATTTGGTTCACAACAAGTAAGTTCAGGAGATAAGATAAACAGAACATACTTAGGTATATCCAATACTGTTGGTATCGACCAAACATATTTTGATTACAAAGGTAAACAAAATCCTAATGATTTGGCAACTGCAACAAGTTCAAATCCTTGGGCATATTTGTCAAAAGGTTACCATTTAGACTCAGGAGCAACTGTTGTTACAATACCTAACACATATAGTACTTCAGGTACTTCAGCATTTGAAGTTGGTAACTATCCGTTTACTTCAGAACCAACAGACCCAACAAGTCCATATTATAGACTTAGTGGTAGAAAATTCACTTTGGTTCCTGCTGGTGGTTTTGATGGTTGGGATATCTACAGAGAATACAGAACAAACGGTGATAACTTTATTGTTGGTGGTTCAGGTTTCTTAAGAGGTTTCGCACCAACATCACAATTCCCTACCGCTACAGGTTGGGGGGCGTTCAAGAAAATAACAGTTCAAGGAAACTCAACTGATTGGGCGAACACTGATTATTACGCATACTTGTTAGGTCAACAGACATTCGCAAACCCACAAGCGGTTAACATTAACATATTTGTAACTCCAGGTATTGATTTCGTATCAAACTCAAATCTTGTAGAAGATGCTATTGATATGATTGAAAATGAAAGAGCGGATTCATTATACATTATGACATGTCCTGACTACAACATGTTTGTTCCTACGAGTACAAATGTAAACGACGCATACTTCCCACAAGAAGCGGTAGATAATTTGGAAAATACTGGAATAGATTCTAACTATACTTGTACATATTATCCTTGGGTATTAACAAGGGATACAGTAAACAACACACAAATTTACCTTCCACCAACTGCGGAAGTTTGTAGAAACTTGGCTTTAACTGACAACATAGCATTCCCTTGGTTCGCATCTGCGGGTTACACAAGAGGTTTAGTGAATTCAATTAAAGCAAGAAAGAAACTAACTCAAGAAGATAGAGATGTACTTTATCAAGGTCATATTAACCCAATTGCAACATTCTCTGATGTTGGAACAGTTATTTGGGGTAACAAGACAACTCAAATCGCTGAATCAGCACTTGATAGAATTAACGTTAGAAGATTGTTGTTACAAGCTCGTAAGTTAATTTCAGCAGTTGCGGTTAGATTGTTGTTTGAACAAAATGATGATAAAGTAAGACAAGATTTCTTGGATTCTGTTAACCCAATATTAGATTCAATTAGACGAGATAGAGGTTTGATTGACTTTAGAGTTGTTGTTACAAACACACCTGAAGACTTAGACAGAAACCAAATGACAGGTAAGATTTACCTTAAACCAACAAAAGCTCTTGAATTCATTGATATTGAATTCTTGATTACACCATCAGGAGCATCATTTGAAAACATTTAATAAATTATGGGGGTGAGATTTTTCTTACCCCCAACTATTTAAAATAAAAGAAATATGAAATTCACAAAAAAAACATTGTTTGAAAACGTTAATGTAAAAACAGACGGTAAAAAAACTTATTCTGACAAACCACAATCTGTAATAGTTACAGAATCACAATTAGAAAGAATTATTCAAAAACTTATTGGTAAAAAATGATTTTAGAAAAAATTGTTAGAAAAAATTTATTACGTATTTATGAAGGTTTAGACCCTGAAAAGTTACCTGACAACAAATACTATGCTTTTGATTGGGATGATAATGTAATGAACATGCCAACAAAGATTATGGTGGTAGATAATGAAGGTAATGAATTGGGTATATCTACTGAAGATTTTGCAGAATATAGACATCAATTAGGTAAAGAACCTTTTGTATATAACGGTAAAAACGTAGTTGGTTATGCATCAAATCCTTTCAGAAACTTCAGAGGTGAAGGGGAACAACAATTTTTGGAAGATGTATTGGTGGCAAGTTTTGGTCCATCATGGGACGATTTTGTTGAGTGTATCAATGGAGGGTCAATTTTTGCAATAATTACCGCAAGGGGTCACAACCCTGAGATTTTAAAAGAAGCGGTGTACCGTTTAATTAAAAACGATATTGGTGGTTTGGACCAAGAAAAATTAGTTCAATCACTTAAAGACTATAGAGAATTATCAGGTGAAGATATTAAAGATGACGAAACATTAATAAAAGAATATTTGGATATGTGTAAATTCCATCCTGTTTCATTTGGTACAGGAGCTGAAGCAAATCCTGAAGAAGGGAAAATCGTTGCTTTGAGGGATTTTATTTCATATGTAAAAAAGTTGTCAATGGATTTGGGTGGGAAAGTATTGTTCAAAAATGACGTGTCCAATAATTTTGTGATACCAAAAATAGGGTTTTCTGACGACGACTTAAAAAACATAGAAAAAGTTAAGGAGTTCTTAGCTAAAGAATTTGGTAAAGAAAGCCCAGTACAAACATATTTAACTAAATCTAATATAAAAACTAGATATTAAATAAATAATTAACTAATAAACTAGAACGCCTAGGAAATATATGACGAAAAAAACCAAATAGTCAATATTTATAAGAAAAATAAACTAAAATAAAATAAAAAATAATAGAAATAAGATATGGCTGATTTATTAATGAAAATGCCCGACCCATACGAACCGAAACGAATCAATCGATTTATTCTTACGTTTCCATCTTCTTTGGGTATTAATTCTTGGTATGTTGAATCAACAGCACGTCCAAGTATAACAATAAAATCAACAGAGATTCCATTTTTGAATACAAAAACTTATGTTGCAGGTCAATTTGAATGGGGTGAAATTAACGTGACTTTCCGTGACCCTATAGGACCGTCTGCGGCACAAGCATTAATGGAATGGGTACGTTTACACGCTGAATCAGTTACAGGTCGTATGGGATATGCTGCGGGATATAAAAAAGACATTACATTAGAAATGTTAGACCCAACTGGAGTTGCGGTTGAAAAATGGATAATGCAAGGTTGTTTTTTAACTAAAGCTGATTTCCAAGGATTGGATTATGGACAAGACGGTTTACAAAAAATACAAGTTTCTATGAGACCTGACCGTTGTATTTTGGTTTATTAATATTTACAAAAAATATATTTTATTTATATTTAAAGCCAGGACTAACCCTGGCTTTTTTTTATGAATAACGAAAAAGAATACGGACAAATGAATTTTAACCTACCACACGATGTGGTACCACTTCCTTCACAAGGAATTTTTTACAAAAATAAAAAGAAAACTGTTAAAGTAGGTTATTTAACCGCATTAGATGAAAATTTATTATTATATAATAATTTTGGTGGTTCAGATTTAATTTCACAATTATTAAGAAATAAAGTTTTTGAACCTGACTTAAGAATTGATGATATGTTAACGGGAGACATTGAAGCAATTTTATTATTTTTAAGAAACACAGCATTCGGGACAAACTATGGTGTTTCCGTTTTAGACCCAATAACAGGAAAAAGGTTTGAATCAGTTGTTGATTTAAGTGAAATGAACATAAAAAAAGTAGAACAAAAACCAGACGAACACGGATTTTTTACCACAGTTTTACCAACATCAAATGACACGGTTCAAATTAAGTTATTAACTTACGGTGAAGAAGCAATAATAGATAAAGAATTAAGTGTTTATCCAAACGGAATAACAAAACCAATAATTACAAGAAAATTAGAATCTCAAATAGTTTCAGTTAATGGTTCTACAGATAGGAATATGATATCAACATATATTACAATGATGCCAATCGCTGATTCAAAATTTATTAGAAAATTTTCATCTGACGTTGAACCAAGATTAGATTTAAACAAAAAAATACAAACCCCGTCAGGAGAACTAATTGATGTTGCCATCAATTTTGGGGTAGAGTTTTTTCGGCCTTTCTTCGCAATATAGTAAAGTAATATTAGACGAATTATATTTTTTAATTAAAGACGGATTTACATATTCCGACTTAATGTCAATGCCCACATATCAAAGAAAATATTTTTTGGGTAAAATATTGGAAAGACACGATATAGACAAATAACTAAAAAAAATAATATTGTCTATTTATTATTATGATGTTACAAACACCTGACCCCAATAAAATTCAAGAAACCCAAGGATTATACACCAAATTAGAAGGTACTATAAAATCTGCTGGTAATTTACAAAAAAATTTAATAAGTGGTTTTAAAGAATTAGTTGATAACGTATCTAAATTTGATGATGAGTTAATTAAAGCATCAAGAAGTTTAGGACAGAGTATGGAATATGCTCAAAGTTTAGAACAAAGACTTGGAAGAGTATCACAAAAAATGATTCAAATAGGATACGATTCAAATGACGTTATTGCGTTATTTAAATCAATGTCTGACCAAATTGGTAGAACAGTTGATTTTTCTGAGAAAGCTTTATTTAATATGGCTCTTCTTAAGAGGGTTGGTGTTGCGGATGAATCAATCAAAAGTTTTAATAAATTATTTGATAGTATTGGTGGAACATTTGAAGAAGCGACAATATTACAAATGGATTTGGTAAATCAAGCCAAAAGTTACGGATTAAATGTTGGTCAATTTATGACTAGTGTTGCAGGACAATTAACAAAAATTAATCAGTACGGGTTTCCAAATGGTGTTAAAGATTTGGGTGAAATGGTTGCAAAGTCCAAATTATTAGGCGGTAATATAGAATTAGCGGCAGGATTAGCCGATAAAATAATGGGGAGTCCTGAAACGGCATTAGACTTGGCTGCTCAATTACAAACATTAGGTGGTTCATTCGCGTCATTAGGCGACCCAATGGAATTACTTTTTTTGGCACAAAATGACTTGGCAGGTTTAAATGACAAACTAATGGATGCAACTAAAGGACTTGCAACATTCAATAAAGAAACAGGACAGTTTGAAATTGGTATTAATGAACGTATAAGAATAGGTAAAGTTGCGAGTGCATTTGGTACTGATTCCAAATCAATTATAGAAAACGCTACAAAACTTGCTAAACAACAAGAAATTATAAAACAATTTGATTTGTCAGGCGCTTTTAAAGGTATAAAACCTGAAGACCAACAAACTTTGGCCGCTTTTGCTCAAATTGGTAAGGGAGGTAAAGTAACAATTGAAGGTCAATCATTAGAAGAATTTACAAGAAGTGGTCCAAAAGCAATGAACGACCTTCTTGAAAAATTAAAAGGAACTGGAAGTAATTTACTTACACAAGAAGATGGTATTAAAAATAATATAAATGTAACACAACAACAATCTTCAATACTTGAAAAGGTAAACATACAACAACAACAATATAATGATACATTAAGTTTAGCCGCAATAACAACAGGAAACTTTAACAAGGTTTTAGAAACCGCGTCAACTCAACTTGTTAATTTATATAAAGTTGGTACATTGTCTAAAGGAATTGCAGAAGCGTCTGTTAGTGATTTAATTGGTAAAGCTAAAACTCAATTGGGCTCACTAACCGCTAGTACTGAGTCTAATGGTAATATCGGACTTGATAAATTAGTAGAAATATTAAGCGCGACTGCGGCAGCTAAAGGTACAAATACAAATATTGAAGTTACATCCAAAGAACCGATTAAAATTGAAATTACATCGGCGTTTAATATTGATGAGGTTGTTAGAGGAGCATTGGAAAAAGCGATGAATCAAAAGATAAAAGATGCGGTAATAGAACAAACTACTGGTAAAACTGGTGCCGCAGTACCATATGCTAGCGGGAAATCGGGAACTTCAAATTAAAAATAAAAATTAAAAAAAATAAACCTAATCTATTTATTAAAAAAATAGAAAAATGACATCAAGTCCATTATCGTTTTCTGCGACACAAAGTCTAAGATTAAAACTTATGGCTATGAACTTAGAACCTTACTTCGTTAAGGAATCTAGTGCACCACAAATAAATAGGGCTGATGTCGGTACAAAAGAAACACAGTGGATTGAAAGTCCATTGGTAAATCAACCTGATTTAGATAATGTTGGTTTACTACCACAAGCAAAATTAAATATATTAAATCAATATGGTCCTGAAAATGGTAGAGGTCCTAATGCTTTATTTAAAAATTTAGGTACAAAATCAAACCAAGGACCTTTTAATTTTCAAACTGATAGTACGTCTAAGTTTGCCGAATCAGAACAAGAACAAAAAGAATTGTTAGTTCTTAATAGATTTGGACCGCAAGACGGGTGGAGTGACGCTTCATCGGAATTGGAAGTATCGATTCTTGAACCAACAATCAGAGATGAGTATGTTTCAGACAGTACAAAGCCAAATTTATTTAGACCATCATCTTATTCTTCATCACAAATATTATTAGATAAAGACCCAACAGGTTCAGACGGATTACTATCACAAGATTCGGTATTAACACAATTAGCTGCAACAAAACTAAGAAGTTTATTTGAAGAATCAATCGCGTATGAAATTCAACAAGAAACCGTTGGTAGAGCTAACGGTGTAGCGGCATTAAAAGACCCTTATTTGGGACTTAAAATAGCTGTAGGTAGGTCACCATTAATTGAACCCGATTGGAACGTCACAGTACCTGATACGGTAATA